GCGGAGCAGTTCGGCGGCCAGCAGATGACGGTGAACTACCATATCCGCGGTCGCATCATTCAGGTGCCGTCAAACTATGACCCGGAAAAACGCACGTACAGTGGTATCTGGGACGGCAGTCTGAAACCGGCATACAGCAACAATCCGGCCTGGTGTCTGTGGGACATGCTGACTCACCCGCGCTACGGCATGGGAAAACGTCTGGGGGCGGCGGATGTGGACAAGTGGGCGCTGTATGCCATCGGGCAGTACTGCGACCAGACGGTCCCGGATGGTTTCGGGGGGACCGAGCCGCGGATGACCTTTAATGCGTACCTGGCACAACAGCGTAAGGCGTGGGACGTTCTCAGTGATTTCTGCTCTGCGATGCGCTGTATGCCGGTATGGAACGGTCAGACGCTGACGTTCGTTCAGGACCGCCCGTCGGATGTGGTGTGGCCGTACACCAGCAGCGATGTGGTGGTGGATGATAACGGCGTGGGATTCCGCTACAGCTTCAGTGCCCTGAAGGACCGGCACACGGCGGTGGAGGTGAATTACACCGACCCGCAGAACGGCTGGCAGACCTCCACGGAACTGGTGGAAGACCCGGAAGCCATACTGCGCTACGGACGCAACCTGCTGAAGATGGACGCGTTCGGCTGTACCAGCCGCGGTCAGGCCCACCGTGCCGGACTGTGGGTGATAAAGACCGAACTGCTGGAAACGCAGACGGTGGATTTCACGCTCGGGTCTCAGGGGCTGCGGCACACACCCGGTGACATCATTGAAATCTGTGATAACGACTATGCCGGGACCCTGACCGGCGGACGTGTCCTGTCCATTGATGCTGCCACCCGCACCCTGACGCTGGACCGTGAAGTGACACTTCCGGAGACCGGTGCCGCCACGGTGAACCTGATTAACGGCAGTGGTAAGCCGGTGAGTGTGGACATCACCGAACACCCCGCGCCGGACCGGATACAGGTCAGTACCCTGCCTGATGGTGTGGAGACATACGGGGTGTGGGGACTCTCCCTGCCGTCACTGCGCCGTCGCCTGTTCCGCTGTGTCTCCATCCGGGAAAACACGGACGGCACCTTTGCCATCACGGCGGTGCAGCACGTACCGGAAAAAGAAGCCATCGTGGATAACGGGGCCAGCTTTGAGCCGCAGTCAGGCAGCCTGAACAGCGTTATCCCACCGGCAGTGCAGCACCTGACGGTGGAGGTGAGTGCAGCTGACGGTCAGTATCTGGCACAGGCGAAATGGGACACGCCGCGGGTGGTGAAGGGTGTGCGCTTCAGTCTGCGTCTGACCAGCGGAAGCGGAGAAGACAGCCGTCTGGTGAGCACCGCCATCACCGCAGACACGGAGCACCGTTTCAGTGGTCTGCCGCTGGGGGAATACACCCTGACGGTGCGGGCCATTAACAGCTACGGCCAGCAGGGCGAACCTGCGACCACCACCTTCCGGATTAACGCGCCTGCAAAACCCGCCACCATTGAGCTGACGCCGGGGTATTTTCAGATAACGGCGGTCCCGCGTCTTGCGGTGTATGACCCGACGGTACAGTTTGAATTCTGGTTCTCAGAAAAACGCATCACGAACACGGCACAGGTGGAAAAATCTGCCCGTTATCTGGGGACCGGCAGTCAGTGGACTGTCCAGGGGAGCCGGATTAAGCCGGGGACGGATTTCTGGTTTTACGTGCGAAGCGTCAACCTGGTGGGAAAATCTGCTTTTGTGGAAGCCAGCGGGCAGCCCAGCAATGATGGTGAAGGGTATCTGGAAATTTTCCGGGGGCTGATAGATGAGACGCTTCTGGGCCAGGCACTGAAAGAGCGCATTGATGCTTCAGCGCTGCGTACGGAGGTCACGCAACTGGAAGAAGACATCCGTCAGCGGATGGACACGGATATCGCAGAAGTGACCCGGAAAATCGGGGAGGCGGAAAACAGCCTCACGCAGCTGGTTGCGAAAAAGAATGAGGACCAGACACTGGCCATCGCGCAGGTGAGCCAGAAAGTGGACCGGGTGAGCAGTGAAATCTCACAGACTGTCAGCCAGGGGCAGTCAGAAAATGCCCGACAGATAGCACAGGTCCGCCAGTACGTGGATAAAAAAGGGAGTGAAATTACCTCGACCACGGATAAAAAACTGGGTGACCAGGCCGTGACCATACAGCAAATCCAGCGGGTTCAGTCAGACACGCGCAATGAGCTGAATGCCATGTATATGCTGAAGGTGCAGAAAACAAAAAACGGTATTCCCTATGTGGCCGGGATTGGTGCGGGGATTGAGGATGTTGATGGTCAGACGCTGAGCAGTATTCTGCTGCAGGCGGACCGTATCGCGATGATTACCCCGGAGAATGGCAACACCACGCCGCTGTTTGTGGCGCAGGGGAATCAGCTGTTCATGAACGACGTGTTCCTGAAGCGACTGTTTGCGGTGAGCATCACGTCATCCGGCAATCCTCCGACGTTTTCCCTGACGCCGGATGGCAGGCTGACAGCCCGCAATGCGGATATCAGTGGAGCCATCACGGCGAATACCGGCACGCTCAATAATGTCACCATTAACGAGAACTGTGTCATCAGAGGGAAACTGTCTGCAAACCAGATTGAAGGCGATCTCGTTAAAACAGTGGGTAAGGCTTTCCCCCGTGACTCCCGTGCACCGAAGCGTTGGCCATCAGGAACCATTACCGTCAGGGTTTATGACGATCAGCCGTTTAACCGGCAGATTGTTATTCCGGCGGTGGCTTTCAGCGGTGCCAGACATGAGCGGGAGAACAGCGATACTTATTCGTCATGCCGCCTGATAGTGAAGAAAAACGGTGCTGAAATTTATAACCGTACCGCGATGGATAATACGCTGGTTTACAGTGGTGTTATTGATATGCCTGCTGGTCGCGGCCACATGACGCTGGAGTTTTCTGTATCAGCATGGTGGGTAAATGGCTGGTATCCCACAGCAAGTATCAGCGATTTGCTGGTTGTTGTGATGAAGAAAGCCACTGCAGGCATCACGATTAGCTGAATTTTATAACCCCAATACGGGCGCCAGAAATGGCGCCTTTTTTATTGCAGAAAAGCGAGAGGTAATTATGCGTAAATTATGTGCAGCCATTTTGTCCGCAGCCATCTGTCTGTCCGTATCCGGTGCGCCTGCATGGGCGTCTGAACATCAGTCCACACTGAGCGCGGGGTATCTTCATGCCCGTACGAACGCTCCCGGCAGCGATAATCTGAACGGGATTAACGTGAAATACCGTTATGAGTTTACGGACACGCTGGGGCTGATTACGTCCTTCAGTTATGCCAATGCTGAGGATGAGCAAAAAACGCACTACAACGATACCCGCTGGCATGAAGATTCCGTGCGTAACCGCTGGTTCAGCGTGATGGCGGGGCCGTCTGTACGCGTGAATGAATGGTTCAGCGCGTATGCGATGGTGGGTGTGGCTTACAGCCGTGTGTCGACTTTTTCCGGGGATTATCTCCGCGTAACTGACAACAAGGGGAAAACGCACGATGTGCTGACCGGAAGTGATGACGGTCGCCACAGCAACACGTCTCTGGCGTGGGGGGCTGGCGTGCAGTTTAACCCGACCGAATCCGTGACCATTGACCTTGCTTATGAAGGTTCCGGTAGTGGCGACTGGCGAACGGATGCATTTATTGTTGGTATCGGATACCGTTTCTGACAACAGACGCCGATTTATCTTCTGTAAATATTGTTATGATACGCAGGTTCATCCACCTTATGGGGTGAACTGCGTTTGAGGAAACGTAAAGTTACACTGTCCTGAAGCCCGTGGCGTCACTGCTGCGGGCTTTTTTTATTGGTGGAAAAGTATGACAGTAAAAATTTCTGGCGTGCTTAAAGATGGCACAGGAAAACCAGTACAGAACTGCACCATTGTGCTGAAGGCCAGACGAACCAGCAGCACGGTGGTGGTGAACACGGTGGCCTCTGAAAATCCGGATGAAGCCGGACGTTACAGCATGGATGTTGAGCATGGTCAGTACAGCGTCACCCTGCTGGTTGAAGGTTTTCCGCCTTCACATGCCGGGACCATTACCGTCTATGAAGGTTCCAGACCAGGTACGCTGAATGATTTTCTCGGTGCCATGACGGAGGATGATGTTCGTCCGGAGGCACTGCGCCGTTTTGAGCTGATGGTGAATGAAGTGGCACGTCATGCCGGAGCGTCATCACAGAGTGCAGCGGCGGCAAAGAAATCCGAAACGGCAGCAGCCTCATCGAAGAATGCGGCGAAAACCTCAGAAACGAATGCAGCTAACAGCGCACAGGCGGCAGCGGCCTCGCAGACTGCATCGGCAAACTCCGCGACAGCAGCCAAAAAATCAGAAACCAGCGCGAAAAATAGCGAGACAGCCACAAAGGCCAGCGAAAAAAACGCAAAATCCAGCCAGACGGCAGCGAAAACCAGTGAGACGAATGCCAAAGACAGTGAAGCCAACGCAAAGGTGAGCGAAACAGCGGCGGCGAACTCGGCGAAAGCATCGGCAGCAAGCCAGACGGCAGCAAAAGCAAGTGAAGATGCTGCCAGAGAATACGCAAACCAGACAGCAGAGCCGTACAGATATGTTTTACAGCCGCTGCCGGATGTGTGGATACCCTTTAATGATTCGCTGGATATGATTACGGGCTATTCTCCGGGTTATAAAAAAGTGAAGATTGGTGATAATGTGGTTCAGGTTGCCAGTGATAAACAGGTTAATTTCAGTCGCGCATCAACGGCAACATATATCAACAAATCTGGCGAACTGAAAACGGCGGAAATTAATGAGCCACGATTTGAGTGTGATGGCCTGCTTATTGAGGGGCAAAGAACGAACTTCTTCCCGAACAGTACAGACCCTTCGAAGTGGAATAAGTCAACTTCACTGGACGTTACAGAAACAGGCACAGATAGTTTCGGGTTTAATTATGGCCGGTTTGTCGTACAGGATTCGATTGTTGGTACAAGTAAAGCGCATACCATTATCGGACTGTATTCGAGTACCGGAGGGGTTGATACTTCAGGGGACGAAAAGCATGTAACTATATCCTGTCGGGTAAAAAGTGAAGTTGATAATATCGCCGTTCGTATTTTATTTGAACATTATGATGGGGAGGTAAGGACATCAATAGGAGCAGCAAACCTGAACCTTACCACCCGCATAATTAGCAAGACAGGTCAGACAAGCCGTGTTACAGCAAGGTCTGTTAAGGATGATGCAACTGGCTGGATATTTTTTGAGGCTACATTAAAAGCAGATACAACAGAAAATACGGTTGGTGGTTTTGTCCAGTATTCTCCGGATACAGGGCAGATGGTTGCATCAGGGGATTATCTCGATGTAACCACTCCACAGATTGAGGCTGGTACAGGCGCATCATCTTTTATTGTTACGGGGACGGCACCGGTAACGCGGGCAAGCGATATGGTTACAGTTCCGATTAAGAATAATCTTTATAATCTTCCTTTTACGGTTCTTTGTGAGGTACATAAGAACTGGTATAAAACGCCAAATGCAGCGCCACGTGTTTTTGATACCGGCGGTCATCAAACCGGAGCGGCTATTATTCTTGGCTTCGGATCTTCGGCAGATGGGCCAGACGGATTTCCTTATTGCGATATTGGTGGATCAAATAGGCGTGTTAACGAAAACGCATCGTTGAAAAAAATGGTTATGGGGATGCGTGTAAAGTCAGATCAGTCTACATGTGCAGTAAGTAACGGGCGTATATCCAGCGAAACAAAAACCACATGGGAATATATCCGGAGTACAGCAATCATTCGCATTGGTGGACAAACTACAGCAGGATTACGCCATTTATTTGGGCATGTGAGGAATTTTCGTCTCTGGCATAAAGAGCTAACAGATGCGCAGCTTGGGGAGGTTGTGGAGTGAGAGATTTCACGTTGCGTTTCAGTGATAAAGCAGATTTCAGGGCATTTCTCAGGAAACTTAACTGGGAAGAGGACGAAGAGCTGCAGAATGCCGTTCTGGTTGATGAGATTGGTTTTACGTTCAGTGAGTCAGGTGTTTCTGCTGACGGGGAGCCTGAATACACGCGAGACGAAGGGTACTTTGTTAATATTCGTCTTCTTGACGATGGCTTTGATGAATCCGTGTTCCGTGAGTGGGTGGTTACACCAGAGCGCCCGCTCAGGGAGTGGTTTTAAGGGGAGCAGATGGATATCACGCCGATACTTCATGCAATTTGTGCAGTAGCCGTGCAGGGGCTGGTCGGGTGCATTACCGGTGACTGGGTTTACGGAGCGATAGCGGGTTGTACGTTCTTTATTGCCCGAGAACATACCCAGGCAGAATATCGCTGGATTAAGCGTTTTGGTGATGGTCACAGACAGAACATGCCGTGGTGGGGCGGTTTTGATCCGCGTGTGTGGAATGTGGCCAGTCTGATGGATTTTGTGGTGCCGGTGGTGGCCTGTGCGGGATTGTATGGCTGTATGCTGATTTTTAGCTGAAAAAAAGGGGAGCACTCAGGCTCCCCAACCAGAAGAAGTCGCTTGAAACGACAAGCTCGTTGTTATGCCTTTTAAGAATGTCATACAAAACAGGTCATTACAGTGATTATGATCCCGTTATTGCATAAACCAGTCGTCCGCGGTTTGCCAGACTTCCTGTAGTGTTTCCTGTACGAACTCCAGTGCTGATTCTTTATCGACGGCTCTTAAAATGGTGAGTCCATCATTGCTGGCAGATTTAACGATCACATCTGCATCGTCATATCGCTTACCTATGCGGCGCAGCATTTCTTGCTGCAGAGCAGGAACAGAACCTTTCGGCATTTTGCTGATTTTTTCTTTAGCGATACAGATCTCAACACGCATAGCCCCCTCCTGTAACTGTAGTTATGTACAGGTGTTATTTTTAGCTGTGTGGATAACCAGTGTCAATTGGTAATATTGCCTATGGGGCATCTATGGGGCATGTATGGGACACTTTTTATCGGCGAAATCCGTCGAAGTTCGTCGACATCGAAAACGAATCATCTGTCCAACCCTTGAAAAATGGCGCTCCTGGACGATCTTCGTCGATTTTTAAAAATGTTGCGTCACGCGCGTAACGTGACAGGGTTAATATCACAAAGCAACGCCACTTCACCAATTGTGTAAAGCGCCATCGTCTCACCCTTGCTCGCGAGGTCCCGGTTTAACTTTAGACGCAGTTTTGCGAACCAGGTAGTTTTGCCCGTTTTTTGTGCATCTATAGGGTGATTTTATTTTTGCCAGGCGATTTTGAGTGATCATACTCACGAATTCTCATTTTTCTGCAAGAGTTCAAAGAAAGTTAAACGCAGGCAATGTATGTTACGCGTTTTAAAGGGAAGTGTGGTTTGCGGGT